CCCAGTTTACCGCCTTGAGACTCAACTGCACCGCTTACACCACTCATGACACTACCAAAGACGCCTTTCATGCCACCAGCTTTTTTAGCACCGTCATCATCTGTTACTGTACTTTCTTGTTGGGCTCTTTTTTGTGCTTCGCTATCAGCTTCTGCTTGCTGTTCCGCTTCTTCTTGATTCTTTTCAATATCTGCTAGAAAGCCAGTTTGTGAACCTAACTGATTATTGATTGAAGCCAGTAGACCTATCATCTCTTTATGACGACTGTCCGTCATCATATTGTCTAGTTGTGTGTTTACCCGGTCGGATGATGATTCAATTTCTCTTGATACTTGATCAAATCTTCGACTGACTTCTTCAGGTGTCATTTCTGCCATTATACTTAATCCTTAAATTTACTATCGATCCAACATTTTCCATAGTAAAGTATGCCTAACCAGACAGTAAACAATATACCATCAAAGTAAGACAATTCATTCCATGCGGCTAGTGGTGCTTCCATTTACTTTTTCTTCCCAAAGTTTTGAGTTCCAAAGAATGCCGCTACGATACCAGCAACAGCAACAAAGTATGTTGGTGCCATATCGCCTAATGTTTTCTGTGCTTGATCTAGACCTACAAGAGATGCTAGAACAACAGCGAACGGATATAACAACAATCCACCGAGTGCAAACCATGTCATGTTACGCTGTGCATCACGCATAGCATCCGCATCTTCTAATTCTTTACGTCTAAACTCGAGGTATAACTGCTCTTCGTCTTTAGACACCTTTCCATCACCGTTTGTATCAGCAGGGTGAAACACTTCTGCTTTTGTTTCTTCTGACATAATTACTCCGTTATTGTTTTTGATTATTTTGTTCTTCTATGAAATCAACTAGCATTTCAACATACAAATCTCTTTCATAAGGCAAAATACTTTCTAAGTCGCTTATACTGTATTTATGATGTTGAACCATTGAGAACATCATTTTGTAGTATGCTCCCAGACTAATATGACTCAACATTAGAGAAAAAAAGTTTCGGTGCCCTCCAATACTAAGTCTTTCTCTTCGCCTTCTGAGTTAGTATACTTTGTCGTATATTTTAACGCAGGTACAGTATCAAAAAATTGTTTCATCGATTCAATAGTACCGCCAGGAAGAGAATCAATAAAACTTTTAACTTCTTCTGAGGTATAATCACTTAACTTTTCTACCTCATCGCCATTTACTACTGTGTCAATGCAAGAAATCATCACGCTGTATAGTGTTTCAGAAGCTTTAGCCATATTCTCGTCTTCATCACCATCAAGGTTTGCTAACTCTAAGAACATACCAACTTCTTCTAGCGTGGGATATCGCATCATTAGAAACATATCGTCTGATACATCAATTTTCTTGGTATGCCCTTCAGAAACACTTATCTGAATATCGTCAACGTCAAGAGTTAACTCAACTGGCACATTCGTGTCTGGATCTTGTATCGTGAAAGTGATCTCATTATTCACAGACTTTGCTCTTATTTGAAGCATCAAATACTCTAGATCAAACATTGGTAGTTTTTCTATGTCAACATCTGAGCAACAGTTTCCAGCAATTTGTTTCATTGCCAATATCATCTGTTTTGCATCTGCTGACTCTTGAGCCATCAAAAGAACTTTTTCTTCTTTCACCGTAAAGGGTCTATACTTTACCTTTTCACCCGTTGAATGTAATTCCGTTTCGAACAACGGAAGATCGATCTTCGGTAACGCCATCTCACTTCTCCTATATTATAGAATTATTTAAATGAATTATATATTGTGTTTACTGTTTGAATATTGTTAACTGCATCTTGAATATCAGTAGGTCTTCTAATACTTTCTATCGCATTTACCGTCTGATTAATTGACGAAAACCATCTTAACATTCTGCCTGTTGTTGAGCCAGGTACATCTGATTGTACTCTACCAGTTTCTGAACCACTTACTTTCAACTGATCGTATGTGAATCCTACGGGTAATGTCAGTACCTCTCCTTGGTTTTCCCAAGAAGGAGATACATTACCAGTATTCAATGGATATAGTCCTGCAAAGTTATAAACATATTCAACTTTTCTCGTGTTTTGAGAGAATACTGCGACATCCATTGTAGTAGCATATTCACTCTTGTAGCCCATCTCGAATGGTAATGCATTATTTACTGCACCAAAATTACCGCCACTCTTATCGTAGTTTACGATTGCTTGCATCCATCTATGAAAAAACTTCATAATACCAAAGTTTGAATCTACCATAAACACAGCAGGCAATATTGGAAAATTCATAGACTGTGGTCTACGAACAACTGGTCCAAAACCTTGAGGCTGAACTTCTCCTGTTGTGATATCAAGTTCTGGTAGAGTAACACTTCTACAGAAGAACTCCAAATCTCTTGATACGGGTATATCCACAAACTCATTAATTAGTGCTTGAGGTATATTAATTCTAGCAAAGAATAAGTTAGTTTTTGCTACACCACCATGCTCATGCAATTTTGAGTTGAAGTCTGCTATATTGAATGTCATTGTATCTTCCCTTTGGAGTCTGACCAAACTTTTGTTTTCGATGCACCAACAAATCTTTCTGTTGGTAAAAATAATGCGATATCCCATTCTGAAGGATACACATACATAAACTTACTTGTGACCTGTGATGTTAAATATCTTTTAACACAAGGTCTAAATTCTTTAAACTTAGCCGCTTTATCTAATATCTTGTAGCTAATTTTTATCTTAGTCGTCTCATCATATGCTTTATTGTTTGCTGTCTCATATAAAGCATCCATCAACTTAGCACGAAGTGGTAGAGGCAAGTAATGCATATTCAGTCCGTAGAAGCCACCTTTAACTGACTTATATGGAAAGATTAGTGGTAATCTATCATAATATGGTAGAGTATCTTTATGCTTTGCTGAATACTCGTACATATACATTCCACCAAGAATAGGTCGAGACGCCATTCTTTCTTTATCGCCTTTCTTACCAAAGAAATCATTCTCTCGAACTCTTTTATATTCTTGGGCTTGACCACGATACCAATCACGAGCCTCACTCGTTTTAGCAGGAATCTTTCCCTGCCTGATACCCTTGGTTAATAACTCATCAAATAGTATTGCCATTACGAACCTCTTTTTTGCCTGCTTGTCTTTCTTTGGCTTTTAAACGCTTCTTCAAGCGTTTTTCCCATGAGCGACTTAAACAATTTACAGACTCTTTCTTCGACATTATAGTGTTACAATACCTTCAGCGATTAATCGGTCTCTGTTAGCTAAATGTTGTGCATCAACTTCATCTTTTGAGCCACCAAAATATGGTACAGCATGACCCTCTTCTACTAATATCTGAGTAGCTGGTCGCCATGCATCAGCTTTAGCACAATATACATCAAAGTCTCCGAGTACACGACCGAACTTCCCACGCATATCTTCGCCTTTCTTACTGATCTGTGTCTTCAATACTGGGTTCTTACCGAGTAGAGACTTCAGTCTTGCTTTAGCGGCTAGACCAAACTTCTTCTCAACTTTATCTCTTGTTCTTGATTCTGGTGTATCAATACCCATAATGCGTACACGCTCGTTATATAGCCATATACCAAAACCCAGATCAATGTCTACATCAACTGTATCACCGTCAACTATCTTCACTACTTTTGTTTTATATTCGTACATTATTTTATTCCTAATTCATTTTCTGTTATGATTCGAAAGATATAACCTTTATCTTTACAGAACTCTTCAGCCGCATTCCATTTAGCAGAGTTTATGCCCCAAGTCTTCACTTCATTTATATATCGCTTAGTAGGCTTATTACGCTTAGTATTCTGTACCTTAGGTGGTCGTGTTTGAGCGTATGGCTTCACCTCTATTAGTACCTTTTCTTTACGCTTTTCTTTATTTATCTGTTCCACATAAAAGTCTGGAAAATATCTGTGCATTTTTCCATCGATCGGTGAGCGGTAGGGTATAACAATTTCTTCGCTATTCCACTTAGTAACATGAGGATGCTTATCTAAATAAGACATCAACTTGAGTTCCCATCCACTTCTATAAATTATATTTGTCGGGTCGCCCTTATATTTCTCGGGATTACGAGGCTTAAATCGACCCTGATAATAATTAGGCACAATATCTCCAATACATATAAATAATTACCATAGACTAACTTATTATTTATATAAAGGTTCAGAGATGACACAAGGATTACTTAAAACAAACCCCATAGAAGCCATGGCAAGAAGAAAGGTCGAGCAAAGAGGTCCTTCAAGTGTAATGACTTTTCCTAAGAACTTAGGTGCCCACGGAACATTGATGCGATTTTTTGAGTATACATATGGTGGCACAAAAGGATCAGAAGAAAAACGTCTTGCTGAAATAATGTTACCTCTACCTAAAGTTATTCAAGATAATTTTAAAATTAATGTTGGGGGTGACGAACTTGGATTGCTTGGTACTACCGCAGCCCAATTAGCAGGTCGACCAGAAGATGCTCAGAATATTGCGACTCAACTTGCTGGTGAATTAAAAGATGTGGGAACAGCCGCTGGTAATGCAATTGGTGGACTATTTTCTGGTGAAGAGGGTGCAAAAGATGCACTAATTAAAGGTGCTAATACACTCGCAGATGGTGTAGGATTTCTTACAACAGCAGGTCTAGCATCAATCAGTCCTGATATTGCAAATGGTATTGGTGTAGGTCGTGGTACAGCAATTAATCCTTTTGCGACTCTTGTATTTAAAGGTGTTGATCTTAAGGTACATTCACTAGAGTGGTTATTATCACCAGAAAGTGAAGAAGAATCACGACAATTAAAAACAATTATTCGTACTCTGCAACGCATGGTACTACCCAAGACAACATCTCCTCTGGGAGAAAACTCTGAGACAGGTGCTCAAGTATTAGATCGTGGTATATTAAGATATCCAGCGATGGTAAATACTTATTTAATGGGTGTTGACCAGTCATATTACTTTAGATTTAAGACTTCAATGATCTCACAATTAAGTGTAGATTATACACCAAACGGAATTGCAATACAAAAAGGTGGTAAACCTTCGGCTGTTCGTATTACAATGACATTAAATGAAGCATTTATTCATACTGCTGACGATAATGCACCCACTGATTTATTAGAAGAAGCAATCAGCGAAAAGCTTGATGATCGTATTACTTCAAATCTACAAGGAGATGGCGAATCTGCTGAATATAATCCTAATATTGTAAATAATCCTACAGGTGTTGCACCCTCGGGTAGTTCATCAAGAACAGATGATGAAGTAACTGTCGTTAAAACATTACCATCTGGTGCTACAGAGTCAAGAACAACAACAAAATCAGAACTACAATCGCAAGGATTCACCGATGCTCAGATCGCTGGTACAGTTGCATCAGGCATTGAAGGTGTAACATTTCAGGTAAACGGAGCATAATATGTATTTCTCAGCATTTCCTACAACAAAATTTAATGGAGTTGACCTGCTTGATATCACAAGAAAGGCTCAACTTGATAGAATCGTAAAGACTTCTGCTCTTGCTTATATGACTTATACAGTCCAAGAGGGAGAAAAGCCCGAAGATGTTGCATTTTATTATTACGATGATGTACGATATGCTTGGTTAGTTTTATTATCAAATAATATTGTTGATCCATATACAGAATGGCCTAAGGAAGAAAAAGATTTATTAAACTATATGAAAGTACAATATGAGAATGCATCAGGTGCTACAGGTGATAAAGTAATTGAGTGGACACAAAATACAACAATCTCAGCGAATATCGTACACTATCAATCGCATTCCGATCCTGATATTCGATTAAATCGTGCATCATATCTCAATTCCTCGCCAACCGAGAAAGCAAATTTCTTTCCTGTTCGTGTATATGACCATGAATTCTCTCTCAACGAGAGCCGCCGAGAGATCGTTCTCGTGAATAAAGCCTTATTAGCGACCATTACTGATCAATTAGAACGAGTATTGAATGACAACTAAACAAGCCCAAGCTGGATTCCACACACTACGGTCCGTGAAGCTTCGACCGTTGTTTCCTGGTAAAGAAACACCAAGCCAAAAGAATTCACAGGACTATATTGATCTCACAAAGGTCGTAACAAGCTGGACATTATCTGAAAGTATCAACGCACCTTACATATCAGGTCGGATGACAATACAAGAAAGTAATAATCTATTAGAAGATGTTCCCATACGAGGAGAAGAATCATTACAAATTACTGTAACAGACTTCTATGGAGAGACAAAAACATATGATTTTATTGTATATGCGGTAGATAATATCTCTCCTGATAGTTCAATCAATGATCGTATGATGAAATACACACTTGATTTCACTACAATAGATAAGTTAAATTCAGATACAAAAGAAATTAAAAGATCATTTGGTAAACAAAAGATATCAGATATGGCTCAATCCATCTTTGATGAATATTATTCTAATAGTAAGAAGCGTATAGAGATAGAAGAAACAGATGGAGAGCAAACTTTAGTCATTCCATCATTAAGACCCGATGCCGCAATGCAATTTTTATCTAGAAGAGCATACTCTAATAGAAATAAAAGCTCCTTATACAGGTTCTTTGAGACAAGAGAGAAGTATTTTTTCTGTACGCATGAGTATCTAATCGAAAAATACGGGGAGTTTAAGGGTAAAACCATAGAGAAAAGGAATCGCTTATTTTTTAATTACAGCGTGTTAAATGATAACACAGGTCCAGGCCAGCTGAAAGCCCAACAAGCGGTGAATGATATCACCTATGGGAAGAAGGCCGATAGTTTCGCTGAAATGAAGGATGGTGCGTATAGGAGAAACGTAACTGAACTCGATATCGCCAACAGGACCCGTATCTCACGCCAGTATGATTACACAAGCGAATACAAGGACTACAAGGCGCCTAGCGATTTAAAGCTAACGCACTCCCAGGAGTTTGTAGATTCCTATATGCCTTCCGCATTGGCACCTAGCACGACACTGATTACTGACTTTGCTCAGATAGGCCAGAACAGAGGCGAGCAGGATAAGCCTTATCAGCATTACTACGAGAACTATACAACGAAGCCTGCTGTGGATTATCATATGAATCTGAACTCTTTTACGATTGATATCAATGGCCAACACGAAATATATCCTGGGATGGTGATTAATCTTGACCTATATAAGTTTAGTAATACATTATCAGGTACGAGAGAGACTGATAGCGAGCGAAGTGGTAAGTATTTTGTTATGGGAATCTCTCATAGCTTTAAGGGAGATATCTATAAGCAGTCTCTTACGATTACCAAGGGTGGTTTAGCATCATGACATACGAAGAGTTTATGATATTAGGCCTATTGGGAATGTCATTGATGTATACGATCTATTTGAATTATAAGGATAAAGAATGAGTGGATTTAATAATATGTTGTACTTTGCGGGTGTTGTTGAAGATAACAATGACCTGTCGAATGCAGGTAGAGTTCGTGTAAGAGCGTTTGGTATTCATCCGCCACGTGCGAGTGAGGGTGATGAAGATAGTGTTCCTACAGAGCATTTACCATGGGCGACTGTATTAGATGGATCGTATGGTGTATCGCCTGTGATTCCTAATGTAGGTGAATGGGTATTTGGTTTCTTTGTAGACGGAAGAGAAGCACAGCAACCAATGATTATGGGAAGACTCCCTGGTCAGCATCTACAAATGCCTTATGGAAGTGGTGAGCCTGGCGAAGATGGTTATCTACCACCAGAGAGCGTGAATCAATTTGGTAAGCCTGATCTACATCGATATCAAGGTGGTGAAGGAGCCAGTCAGGGTCAGACTCTTGCACAACGAGTACTAGCGAATACGAATATTCCTCAAGCGAATGGTGAGACGTTTGACGAGCCACCAATCATGATGCCCGAGAACAACTATAAGAATAGAGTCATAGCATCCGCAGATGGAGATAACTTCATTGTACTAGGATCAGGTATGGATGGAGAAGCAAGTGATTATTTTCTCATCTCCCACTCCTCTGGCTCCGTATTCCAGATTGATGCGAATGGTACTATCTTTGT